GACCCTACATCCCCGGAAGATCTTCTTGTTGCGTACTTTGCAGCGGGGATTGATTCGGCTGCTGCTGTGGCTAGGAGGGCTGGGATGTGCCGTGCGTTCGCTATCGCCCCTACAGCGTCTTGTAGTTATAAGTACACTGATCTTCGGGGTTACACTACCACCCCCGAGCTGGCTCCTCCTATCAGCCGTCATGTTGATCGTGATTCTGGCACGTTTGGAGTTCAGTCCTATGATTATCCGCCGGACTGTGAGATCGCGTCAGAGGTAGGCTGGAAGGACTACAAACGGGTAGCTGATGGATTGGTACGCCTCTACAGAGATACCCTGCTGTTCCACGGCTATAGCTACAACAGCTGGAGCGACGTGGTTACCTACGACAAAGCATTCCTAAGGGACTGGATGGCTTCCCCCCAGACCAGCCTCTACTATGCCCTTCAGGTAATGCCTGACACACAAGCCAAAGACAATGCTCTGGCTGCTCTTGATGAGAGCTACCATGAGTTCTTTAAGTTCGACGAGGCATCGATGACCTTGGACGACGACGAAGAGATTGAGGGCTTTTGCCCAACAGAAGGAACATGTAGCTCTTGTGCTGAATAATGAATCAATCGCCCTATTTGCAAGTCGTTTCCCGTAAACGAAAATGGACTCCGGTGGCCGTAAAGAAGGGTAAATTGGTGGATGGCTCTGAAGAGTCCATCTACCGTGCCCTAGCTCTGCGCCACCTGGAGCTTCCTGTTGCTGAGTTTCTCACACAAGGACTCGAAAAGGAACTGCCCAGTACCCCTGGTGTGGTTGAAGCCCTCCGTTCCAACATCAAGGACGAAGAGCGCCACGACCAAGCCTTTGCCTATGTTGTAGAAGCCCATGGCTCTGACAGCAAGGCCGAGATTGAGGGGCGCCACATCCTGAAGGCCTGGATGGACGCACCAGAACATCCGCTTCTTAAGGCCGCTATCCTAGAACGCAGTGTCTTCTTTGTCCTCCTTCCCTTCTACCGCTTCAACGGAGATGTCGGTATCCGAACCACAGCCGCCGATGTGTCTAGGGATGAACAGACCCATGTCGCAATACACTCAATGGTCTGCTCGGAACTTGGCCTCAAGTCAACACAGAGCCTCAATCGACTTCGCCGAGCGACTGTTGGATGGGTAACAGATGCCCTCGGCTCTAGTACCAACAAGTACCTAGACAAGGACTTTTGGTTGAGCCAATCTGACTCGCTCTACGAACGGGGCAAAGCTCCTGGGCTGTCCGACACACAGCGGGCCCGCATGCCTGCCTTCTTTGAAGCAGCGAACAACGACCTTCCCCAGTATGGCTGAGTTCTTTCACGAGGTCGAGGCTGACAACATCCCCCTTGCCTCCATCGTTTCTGGAAACGTAGATCTAGATCGTCTGATTGACGAACTGGATGAACGTTGGCCTGACAAAGCCTTTCTTTCTGAGCAGTCTTCTTTTGATCTTGGCCGTCTAGCTGGATCGATTGAGGTCATTCAATACATCAAATCCAAACGCAACTAAGTCATGTGTAAGCCAAAGATGCCGCCACCGCCGCCTCCCATTCAACTACCACCACCCCCACCGCCACCGCCGCCCATCCAGTTGCCTCCGGCTCCGGCACCCCAGATCGTTCAACCGCCAGCCCAGCAGCAACAGGCCGCATCATCACCACCACCACCACCACCCCCGCCACCACCCCCGGCTCCTCTTCCTAATTCCCCCTCGGCATTGAAAATTCAAACGCCGTCTGTGCGGGCACGCCGTCGTGGAGCAGCCCGTGGCCCACAATCTCTCGCCATTCCTTTGACTGGTGGAGCAGCTTCCCAGGGTTCACCTGGTCTTTCTATTTCTGGCTCAGGCGCTTCTGCTGGTCAGCCAAACATCCCCCGCTAACCAATGAAGTACACATCAGCAGCAGACAGATACGCAAAGCTGACTGGTGATCGGACCATCTTCCTAGATACAGCCCGGGACTGTGCGAAGCTCACCCTGCCACACCTGCTGACCCCTACGGGGGTTGTCAACGGGCAGAAGCTTCCCACACCCTGGCAGTCTGTGGGGGCCAAGGGCGTTAATGTCATGGCCTCCAAGCTGATGTTGAGCCTGTTTCCTGTAAGTGCAACCTTCTTCAAGCTACAGGTTAACGACGGAAAGCTTGCTACCGATCCCAAATTAGACGCAAAGATACGCTCTGAGATTGACCTCAGTCTTTCCAAGATTGAGCGCATCGTAATGCAGCACATAGCTGAGTCCCAAGACAGGGTGCTGCTTCACCAAGCTATGAAGCATCTGATTGTCACCGGCAACGTGCTTCTGTACATGGGCCCTAAGGGCATTAAGCTCTACCCCCTTGACCGCTTCTGCCTTGTCAGGGATGGAAACGGCCGCCCCACCGAAGTGGTGACCGTAGAGTCAGTAGATCGACAGTTCCTTCCCGAAGAACTACAAGAGGACTACAAAAAGCGCACCAACCACACAGGTGAAAACACACCCACAGTGTCGGTTGATGTGACTGTTGGTGAAGACGAGGTGGCGGTCTACACGCATGCCAAGCTCATCGATGGTCAATGGCGTTGGAGGCAAGAGGCTAACGGTGAGGTTATTCCTGGATCTGAAGGCAGGTCCCCTAAGGACAAGACCCCCTGGCTGCCCCTGCGCTTCAACGTGGTCGACGGAGAGGACTACGGCCGTGGCCGCATTGAGGAGTACCTTGGTGACCTACGTTCCCTTGAAGGCCTGATGCAGGCGATGGTAGAGGGCTCTGCGGCAGCCGCTAAGGTTGTGTTCCTGGTGGCTCCGTCAGCAACGGTTAAGCCAAGCACACTTGCAAAGGCAGGCAACGGAGCCATCATTCTTGGCCGACCTGAAGACGTAACAGCCGTTCAAGTGGACAAGAGGGCCGACTTCAGTACGGTTCTTCAAATGATCCAGATGCTGAACCAGCGACTCTCTGAGGCGTTCCTGATTCTCAACGTTCGTGACTCTGAGCGCACAACCGCTGAAGAGATCCGAATGACCCAGCAGGAGCTGAACGAACAGCTCGGGGGCATCTTTGGAAACCTCTCTGCTGAGCTTCTTCGTCCGTATGTAGAGTGGAAGCTGTTCACCCTTCAACGAGACAGGGCGTTCCCTAAGCTGCCCACAGGCATCGTGATGAACGTCATTGCTGGACTGGAAGGCGTTGGTCGTGGTCAGGACCGAGAGGCCTTGATCATGTTCCTACAGACCCTCCAGCAGTCCATGTCTCCGGAGGTGGTCATGCAATACATCAACCCCGAAGAGGCAATCAAACGTCTGGCTGCTTCTATGGGCATCGAAACGCTCAGCCTAATCAAGGGCGCCGAAGAGCGTGATGCTGAGCAGAACAAAGCACAGCAACAGAACATGATGGCTAGCCTGACGAATCAAGCTGGTCAACTTGCCAAAGCCCCTGTGGCTGATCCAGCCAAAAACCCAGGAGCACTAGACTTCCTTAGCAATGTCACGCAATCCGCGCAATCCCAGTCCCCCCAAGGACCTGCCTGAAGAGATCACCCCAGATGAGTCCATCCTTGACTCTGCCCCTGACTCTGCCCTTGAAGCTACCCCTCGCCGTAAGCCTGCCGGGAAACCGGTAGTGCGTACTAGGGTAGCCAAGCCCAAGATCGGGGCTACTGCTAAAATCCACAAACCCACCTTTGGCGTCGTTCGCGGCGTCTACAACTGACCATGCCTGAAATCACCTTTGATTCCACCGATAATCCTGAACAGGCCGCAGCCCAGCAATCTGCTGAAGCTAAGTCCCTTGCCCAGGGTGAGCGTATTATGGCCGAAGAGGAGGCCATCACTTCCCGCCAATATGAAAAGGCGCGTGAAGATGCTGACGCTGAAACCCGGTACGCTGGTAAATTCAAATCAGCGGAGGACCTGGAAAAGGCCTACAAAGAACTTGAAAAAAAGCTAGGACAAAAAGATGAAGTGTCAGACGAAGCCGAAGGGGACCAAGAAGGGACCGAAGAAGGGGACGGGCAAGAGGTAGAGGAAGCCGACGAAAACGTAGATTTCCTCCGCAATGCCAGTGAAGAGTACTGGGGCAACGACCAGAAACTCAACGAAGAGACGGTTCAGAAGCTCAAGGAGATGCCCTCCGATCAATTAGTTGAGGCATACCTGAAGTGGACCAAGGACCAGCCTACTGTTGTAGCACAGCCCCTCGATCAAGCAGAGGCTGACAACATCGTCAAAACCGTAGGCGGACAAGAAGCCTACAACGACACCCTTGCTTGGGCAGCCGACAACCTTAGCCCAGAAGAGGTCGCCGCATACGACAACGTTGTCAACAGCGGAAACAAAGACGCCATCTTCTTTGCGGTTCAAGCTCTCAACCAGAAGTACCGGGACGCGGTAGGCTTTGAGGGCAAAACCGTTTCCGGTAAGGCCCCCAAGAACAGCCTTAAGGGCTATCGTTCACAAGCCGAGCTTGCCCGTGCCATCTCTGACCCCCGCTACCGCAACGACCCAGCCTACCGGTTGGATGTTGAGGACAAGCTGTCTGCATCGGGTGACCTGCTCTAATCTCACATTACTTATCATGGCATCAACTCGTAAACCTGCGGCAAAGCGTAAGGCTACAAAAGTAGCCCAGTCAATGCCCATCGATCCAAAGAAGCACAAGGAAGTTAACAAGGGTGCCAAGATCTACAACAAAGGAAAGGGAACAGACAACCCCAACGAAAGGGATATGTTCCTAAAAAGAACTGGTCCGCAGCTTCCCCTAGCCAAACGCACTACAAAGAAGAAGTACGCCTAATGGGCTGCCCGCGTCCGTGGCATTAAAACGGCGCCTGGGAATAGTCGAACCTCCCAGAAACAAACCACTTTATCAAAAGAGGGGTGTTTCAAACAACGACGGGTATTGGATACACAGCCCTTGATCCGTCAATCAGGGGCCTTATTGGGATTGGCATGGTTGCCTTTGGTAAGGGGTTCGATTCCCCGCCTTTCCCCCTTGACCGGGAGGTCGTTAAACATCCAGTCGACTGGAGTATTGGCCCGCTGCGGCGGACACCCAATACAAAGGACATCTTACTTCAAATCCGGATAAAACTCAAGTACTTGGAAACCTGATAAACCCCATTCTACATCTAGACAAGTGACTCAAACGCTTACAACTCTTACTCGGCCCGGACGGGTCAATGGCGCTGGCTCGGAGCGTGCTCTGTACCTGAAGCTCTTCACGGGCGAAGTGTACGAAGCCTTCCGCAACGCCACCATTTTCAAAGACAAGGTGATGGGCCGCACCCTCCGTGGTGGTCGTGAAGCTCAGTTCATCCACACCGGCAAGATGACCGCATCTTACCATGTTCCTGGTACTCCTATCCTGGGCACTGGTAACCCCCCTGTGGCTGAAACCACCATCACTATGGACGATCTGCTGATCTCCAGCGCATTCGTCTACAACCTGGATGAAGTGCTGGCCCAGTATGATATCCGTGGTCCTATCAGCCGTCAGATCGGTCAAGCCCTGGCCGAGCACTACGACCGTCGTGTTGCTCGTACCCTGAGCCGTGCCTCTGGCCTGACTGCTGCGGTCAACGGTGAGCCCGGCGGCTTCCGTGTGAACCTTGGTGCAAACAACGAGTATGACGCTCAAGCTCTGGTTGATGGCTTCTTTGAAGCTGCTGCCCGTCTTGACGAAATCTCTGCCCCTAAGGATGGTCGCTGCGCCGTTCTGGCCCCCCGCCAGTACTACGCCCTGATCTCCCAGGTTGACACCAACATCCTGAACCGCGACTATGGCAACAGCCAGGGCTCGCTGAACAGTGGTGATGGTCTCTACGAGATCGCTGGTATCAAGATCTACAAGTCGAACAACATTCCCTTCCTTGGGAAGTATGGTTCGCCCACCGGTACGTCCATTGAGGCGCCCCTCTCCACCGCCCAGCCTGCTGGTGACAACGTGGGTGAGCGCAATAACTATGGCTCCGGCCCTGGTGGTGACTTCAACAACAGCTGCGGCCTGGTCTTCCACCGTGAAGCTGCTGGCGTCGTTGAGGCCCTCGGCCCCAGCGTTCAGACCACTGGTGCTGACACCAAGGTCATCTATCAAGGTGACGTGATTGTTGGCCGTCTGGCTATGGGCGTTGGCCCTGTGCGCGTCGCCGTCGCTGGCGAGTTCCGCAACGTAGCCTAAGTCTACTTGGGGGTCCTTCGGGGCCCCCTTTTCACTTCTACTTATTACTGCCTGTCCATAATGACAACTAAACTAGAAGCCATCAATGAAATGTTGACTGGCATTGGGCAGGCACCTGTTGTGTCGCTCGATGTGGCCAACCCTGAAATCGCTCTAGCCCTTTCGGTGCTGGATACGGTTACCAAAGAGATTCAATCAGAAGGATGGCACTTCAACTCCGAAATCAACTACCCATTCACCCCTGACAACGGCGGCCAGATTCTGGTGCCCGCTAACGTATTGCAGTTGTCAGACAACAAACTATCAAACGTTCAGCGGTATCAAACTGTTGTCAGAGACGGGAAGCTCTATGACAAGGTGAACCACACCTTCACCTTCCCGGTAGGCAGCCCAGTGCTGTGTGACGTTGTGTGGTTGTTTGACTTTGAGGACCTGCCTGAGGTCTTTGTCAGATACATCACCCAACGTGCAACCCG